TCTTGATGACGCCTTGGGATTTAACAGGGCCGTACAACTGTACTTGTGCTGTGAACGACAGACTGTATATGATAGCGCGTCTTGTTTCAAAATCTCCCTCATAATCATCCTCATATGAAATCGAATCAAGAACAATTGGTACATCTTGTAAATTCTTCATTTCACTATCATCACGGATCGAAATAGTGTAGGACGGTGAGAATGTAGGCAGTATCTGCTCTACGATTTGAACTCCATCGTCAGAATTCTTAACCATAATGAATAATTCAAACCCTACATTATAAGGTACAGGTGAGAATTGCTTGTTTACAGCTTTATTCTCTCCCTTCTTTGGAACCTTAATCGTATTAATCTTGTTCTGTTTTCTGGTCGAATCGTATGAAAAATCCCCTATTTCAAAACCGATTCTGGGTAATGAGATTGCTATTGACTTAGACAGATTAGGATCTTCTCTTAGGCGAGCAAGGAACTTTTGTTTAGGGCCATAGGATAATGGTATCTTCATTTTCTGCTTAACAGTTCCCGAAGAGTCCTTTCTAACTAAATAAATTTCATTGAACATTGAACCAAAGCCTACTACAACCTTCTTCAATATTTCGTGATAATATGGGTCATTTCCTAGCATTACGGTTCACCAAATGGGTTTTTGTTTGTAAAATCAAGTATCTTATCGGACTCTGTTTGAATCCATTCATTTATAGATGAGTTATCTATTGTTTCGAGCTTATATGCTTCTTGAGTTAGGTTATCGCCATTCTCAAGCAATAGATCCCCAGTACCATCCTCTAATAGGAAATCATATAAATTAAGTAAATCGGTTGAATGAGTATCTTCAATAACATCTATTTCAGCAATACCCGTATCTAATGCTTCGTTTGAATACTCGAAGTTTTTACATAATAATGTATACACAGGAATGTCTGCGTGAACACTCATGGAAACATCTGCGCCCGGAGAATCATCATCTTCGACAAATGTTATTTCGTATAACTTTTCTTGGGGAGCGAAGTATATCAAATCCCCTTCATTCGGTCTTGAATTGACGATAAGGTTTTGATCTAACGATATTACTTGTTCCCATCTTCTTCTGGCAACCTGAAACTTAGCCTCACCTCTTAGTTCTAAACCGAACTTAGATAGAGCATCTGCTTCGCCAGAACCAAGAGAATCGTTCTCAAAATACATCTCTATGATATATGCTGAATTGAATGAAGAAAGAATGTCTTCACCAAATAATTTATCTTCTTTGACTAACTTTCTTGGGAGATAATATACATCACGTCCAAGCGCACGGATCTGCTCTATGATTATTTCATCATAAAGTCTCTTTTCTCTAGAGTAATCTTGATTGAAGAACGGTGAGGTTGCCATAGACTACCCCATCAAAAAATCTAATGGAGCATCATATGTAGATTTTATCTTCTCTTCCAGAACATCAACTGCTTCTTGTGCCTGTGTATAGATAGTATCTGCATCAATCTCTACTCCACCAATCATAGTAATACCTTTGAATTTCTGAAGATTCTGACCCCATTGTCTTTTTATAAGGGCAGTTGCATATCGTTTTAGGAATATATCATTATACATTTTGACTGCAACAGATGGATCTGTTTTTCTGTAACATTCAACGACAATGGTATCGCCTGTGGTAAGTATAGATGCCCATTTATCATCAAAATATAGTTTAGATGCTAATTGATTGAACCTGATACCTGGCTTGTTATTGAACATACCATCTAACATATCAATATGCGTTTTCAATAACTCATGTGATACTAATGAATCGCCTGCGTTGAGATCAATCAATCCAGATTGGATCATTGCTGCTTGATTATACCAGTTAGAGCCGAATGCTGTGGATGGGTGATAGACGTTCAGCACTGAGATGATTGAGTCAGGTAGGGGAAACCAGTTCTCTTTTTCAGTCCAAGTTGCGGAAACAGAATCCTGTGTTCCTGTTGAAGTCTCTGTAGCGACTGATCTGTCTAGGTCAGCCTGAGATACCGTATGCGATAGATACACTCTCTCCATTCCGTCATAATGAAACTGACTGAAATATTGGAGTGCTTCATCAACACGATCATTTACCTGATCCTCATCAACGTTTATATCTACAACGGGTTTCCCAAGTTGTCTAAGACAATATTCTATTAAATCTGCTTTTGTTAGTATACTCATATTACTTATTTATACTATTGCCCTCTCGCCCATTTAAAAGGCATCTCGGCAAATGCGATGTAGAGGTAATCGGTAACATAGTTGATTTGACTAGCAGCCCCCCATGCCGTGTTGATTTTAAATCCATTAGATAAAAAGTCTATGTTATTATATGTGTTGTCTGAACTTTCACCTGCGGTTGTATCTGCCCACAATATATCATCTGTTGGATTGTAAGTTGAGCGGTCATTATCAAAGATGTTCCACTGACCATTCGATGTGCCAGTTGTTATTTCTTTTATCATCACATACGCGGGACGAAACCCCAAGTAAACAAATGGAGAGGGTACGAGCGTGGCATTTGTGGTGGATGATGTGCCGTTATAAATTCCAACTTTTGAGTAGCCGTCAACCGAATGGAAACAGTAAGCTATGAACTCATCACCAGCAACAGCGGATGTTCCTCCTACACTTCCTGACGTTCCTAGATTAATTACAGATGATGTAGGGTCTAAATTGTTCCATCTCCCAGAAGATGTCCCAGCGGGTGCAGTTGAGTTAAGTGCCATATATTTAGCGGCAGTTATTGGTTTGGCATATACATCCCAAGCGTAACCGCTGCTGTTATCCCTATTTTTAATAAATATCATCTCTGGTGCTTTGTCTAATCCGTGTCCAATTGTTTTAGCACCAGCATAACCCTGATAACTAACAATACTGAACCCAGCATCCAGATTTCTACTGCAAGTTGACGGTCTACTTCCTTGTGTGAAATCACCTGTTCCTAACGTAGCATTACCAGCTTTCCAGTTCCAAGCAACGTAAGTTCTACCGTTAAAGTTAATATACCCACCTGAGTCAGCTGGTAGTTCAAAACCATTACTAAGAAAAGAATCTAATTGACCAGTTGCGGTATCTTCTATACTATGATAATTAGATGACAGCGAATTATTCGCCCCTCGAACAGAGTCATGCAAATAGTGCCAACTTGTAGTATTTGTACTTTTAGCCCAAACTAAATCAGGTTGGAAACCAACAGTAGTGATGTCCTGCGCTGTATTATTAGTACCAGTATAAAGCACAGTATTAAAATGCTCAGTGGGTATCACCGTTGGATATGGAAGATTCTTGGTACAGAGCGCAAGGAAGCCAGTGGGTGGCGCATAATAGAAGTCGCCTATTCCATTAGAGTCTGAGTTATTCCCTGCGGTCTTTGTTCCAGCGAATGAAGAATCTTGACCGAAGTTGGCTATTGACACACTTCCACCATAATTAGAACAGAATGGCATTGTAGCGTTAGTTGTAGTTATTGCACTGCCAACTGACACACCTCCTTTGTAAAACTGCACCGATTGCGTATCAACATCAAAAGTCACTCCCATAACTGGAAATGGCGATGTATTCCACGCAGCTAAAGTTTGAGAACCTGTTGTTTGATAAACTGTACCCCAATCTGAATAACCAGCTTTATCGTCACCCACCGCATGAACACCATTCAAATCTCCATTCCATAGTTCATCTGTTGTACTGTCACATACCCCATAAACAGATGAGCCCGAAGTATTTGTTAAAAGAAACTCAAAATACCACTTCCCACTATTAGGGGCTATTGTTCCACCTAAGTCATCCCATGATGATGCGTTAGTAGATGTTTTTAGATTACCCTCTGCCAGAGTCCTAGTTCCGTAGGGCTCACCTAACGAGTTCCAAGTACAAAAGTTATTCGTAGGCGTATCAATCATCTGGTCGGTTGATGCGAGGTTGTTGGTTGTCCAGTTGTTAGAACCATTAGCATCGTTTCCTAAAGTGCCACTGGTCTTGAAGTCTAGGTGAAACCCATTAGTGCCGTATGTACCTGTATATGCTTTAGGTTTCCAATCACCATAATCCTCATCCGCTTCACCGAAGTCTGATGGTGTTAGTGCTTGTCCGTCTATGAAGTTTACTTCTGCGAGGTAGCCGTCAAGTGCAGTATTGTTGGCTGTTTTTAGACCTATCCTATGCTCCACTTGTGTATTAAAAGTGCCGCCACTAGAAAAGGCGGAGTGAATGATGGTAGGTACAGACACACCATTTATATATGCGACAACAGTTGTTCCTC